CTTGAGGAAATGGTACTTCAAAGAAAGATTGAAGATTCGTACGATAAGGAACATATGTTAAAAACCATGTTATCTGATATATTAACAAGTTGTCGTGATATGGAAGAAACGAATAAAATGTCTGAAAGATATCCTGATATGTATGAGAAATCTGATGCCGAATCTTTAGTTAAAAATTTAAAGAATTATATTATGGATATGAATTATAAAAATAATTTAAGAATATGAATAAGATAACGTTGAGTGAGAATTGTTTTGGTGTTGATGTAGAGATAGATGATGAATCTTTATTTACTCATGAATATGAAAAAAGAACTCCTGAGTATGTTAGTGATCTTCAGGATAAGATGATTGATAAAGTAAGATCATTAAAAGATAAATTAAGTATGAGCGATTGGGTAGATATTGCCAACATTATTATTGATAAAGGTGATGAGTTTGAATTTGATGTTGAAAATTCAAAGGACTACGAATCTTGTGATCAATGTGGTAATTGGAACTACAACCATATATATGTAAAAAAAGAAAAGAACAATGAATAAGATTATTATAATGGAAAAGGAACCATATTTGGTTTCGGACGACGAGATCCAAATTGGTGATGTTGCAATAGTAACAGTTGGAGGTCAGTACCCTTCAAAGGTAGTATGTGAAAACGAAACGGTATTATCTTTAATTAAAGAACCAAAACTAACTTTAACCAAAAGTTATAAATTGATTGGAGATCCTGATAAAATAAAACTACCTGAATCTAGAATTAACAATATAATTGAGAACGGTGGAATATGTGATGTTACATTAGAGGGATCAGAAATTAAATTTATTACGGTATGATGTTAATTGAAGGTATTTTACATTTGGTTGGCATTAGTTTTTTACTTATTGTTATGCCAATATGTTGGATTATAAAAAACTATAAAAATAAAAAATATGGTCATAGAAATTAATAATTTTTTATCGTATGAAGAATGTGATAATTTAATAGATTTAGCTTCAGACACTTTTGATGAAGTTGGTGTTCTTGGTGAGAGTATTGAAGGATATAGAGTTGCAAAAGGGGCTTGGTTAGATGAAGAACATGGGGATGTTGTTATAAAATATAGAGATCTTATTTCTGAGACGACCAAATTACCAAAAATTAACATGGAAAGTATTCATGTTGTTAAATATGGTGTTGGTGAAGAATATAAAGATCATCACGATTTTTTTCATCCTGGTGAAGAATACTATGAGGATGAGCTCAGTAGAGGTGGACAAAGATTAAAAACGGCTTTGGTTTACTTAAATGATGATTTTGAAGGTGGAGAAACAAATTTCCCAAATTTAAATATTAAAGTTGATCCTAAAAAAGGTAAACTTGTATTGTGGGACAACATTAAAGATGATGGTTCTTTAGATTATGATAGCCTTCATGCTGGATTACCCGTAAAAAGTGGTTATAAGTATATTGCGGTAATTTGGATTAGAGAGAATGAATTTTATTAAAAATTTGTTTTATTTAAAAAATAATTACTATATTTGTCCAATAATATAATTTTATGGACCCAATCAAAGCAAATTTATTAAGTCAAACTTTGGAAATGACATACACCCAAGAGGCGGATTGTTGTACAACTGAGGAACAATATTTAACGATCAAAACTGATAATGGTGGTGGTGGTGATTTTTATGTCATTGAGACAAAAAGATGGGCTTTTGATACTGTTGAAGAGATCATTGAATTATTAAATCAATTTAAAGAAAAACACCTTAAAATAAAAGAAGAAAATCTATGAAAAAGTTAATATTAATTACTTTAGTTGGGATGGTATTGTTTTCTTGTAAGAGAAAAGAATACAAATATGAAATCCATGGTAAAGTTTATGTACCAACATCAGGAATAAATCCATTACATAATGCGGTATGGTACACTGACACAATAAGTTTTGATGGAGATACTATCTATTACTTTAATAGTGATGGGTCCAAAGTTAGGATAAAACCACCATACTTTATAATCAATAACTTAAAATGAAAATAGGTATAACTTGTTCCTGTTTTGATTTATTTCATGCGGGACACGTAAAGATGTTGGAGGAAGCTAAAACTCAATGTGATTATTTAATTATTGCGTTACAAACAGATCCAACAATTGATAGACCAGAAAAAAACAAACCAATACAATCGGTCGTTGAAAGATATATTCAACTTAAAGGTTGTAAATTCGTTGATGAGATCATACCATATGAAACTGAAAAAGATTTAGAAGATCTTTTTAACACATTAAAATTAGATGTTAGAATTATTGGTGAGGACTATAAGGGTAAAGATTTCACCGCAAAACAAATATGTTTAGATAGGAGTATTGTGTTATACTACAATGAAAGAAAACACAATTTCTCAAGTACAGAACTTAAAAAAAGAATAAACAATGGCAAAAATTGATGAATTAAGAAAAAAATACCCAAGCGTTATTAAATCCGTAAGTGATAAATTTTTTGAAGGTGATAAAACACCAACCAAAAAATATCTTGAATTTATGTTTAAGATGTGGGCAACAAAAAATGATCGACCAACTGAGGGGGTTTCTGCTGCTCAATATGTTAAAATAATTAATGAGTTTGATCAGTTGTTACCATATATTCAAAATAAAGACATATATAGTGGTCAATATAAATCTATGATGCAGTTATTTAGAGTGGTTGATAACGCTAAAGTATTAAAAGAGGAAAATGAATTTGTTCGTGAAGATCATGTTGATGTTTTAATTGAAAATGATGATTACCTTTTAATTAGTCCTTTAACTTTAAAGGGATCCTTGAAATATGGTGCGGATACTAAATGGTGTACTGCCAGTAAATCAAGTTCTTATCAGTTTAAAAATTATACTATTGATGGTTATCTGTTTTATTTAATTTCAAAAAAAGAGAGAGGTAAAAATTATAATAAGGTTGGATTTTATGCACGTGGTAAAAATGAACACCTGACTTCATCTTACGCAATTTATAATCAAATTGATACTGAAGTTAATGAGCAAAAAGTTATTTTGAATGGTTGGACTATGTTTGAACTATTTGAAATAATGGCTAAAATAAGAGTTTATACTTATGAAAACTATATAATTGAAAAGGCTAAAACTGATGTTGAAAAAACTGTTAATATTCTGAAGTCAGTTAATTTAGATGAATTTTTACGACAAGTTAATTTGTTGGAAAAATACGGAGAAAGTGGAAAAATAGAAGGAAGAGATGAATTGGAAAAAATAATTCAAACTTTAAGTAAAAAAACAGAAGATTTATTTGGTAAATCTAAAATTAATGTGTAGATTTGTACCTCACAAGTGATAAATTAATAATTTAATTATGAAGTAAATGTTTAAAACAGAAAAGTTAGGACTATGGGGAGTCATAATACTAACAACGATCTATCTCTATCTAATCAATTTATATTTTGAATATATTCTTAGTAGAGAAGTGGCAAGTGAAATCCAAATTGTTGTAAGTTTAGTAGCCTTGGCTTACACAATTTTTCAAGTTAAATTAATAGTAAAAAAGGCAGTTAGTTTATTTAAAAAAGAAGAAAAAAATGATTAGTATTGTATTATTTATTGTGTTTATTGCTATTGGAGTAATAATGTTTTTATCAGGTCGTGCAAATGACGATGACCGTAGAACTATAATGGGAATTGCCGTCGCGGTGATTGGAGTTTTGGTTACAATATTCCAACCATATTCAATTGAAAAAATTGATTCAGGTCACAAAGGATTAAAAATTAATTTGATTGGTAATCAACGAGGAGTATCAAGTTATCAATATAAGACAGGTTGGGTTTTTTATAATAGTTGGACAGAACAAGTTTTAGAGTTCCCAACATACCAACAACATATTGAATACGAAGATCAAGGTGTGATCCTAAAAGGTGGGTTCTCTGCGACTATTAAACCAACGTTCAACTATTCATTACGTGAAGATGCGATTGGAGATATGTTTGTTAACTTAAGAAAAGATATCAAAGAGATTGAACAAGGTTGGTTGAAAAATGCCATTATCGGAGCGGTTAATGATGTTGCTAATACATGGGAAGTAGATAGTATCTTTAATCACCGACAAGCATTTGAGGCGGCTATTGTAACCGAATGTAATGTACGTTTATCTAAGTGGTTTAATGTGTCTCAATTACGAACTAATATTATTCCACCTGACGCATTACAAGAATCTATTATTGCGAAAACAAAGGCAATCCAACAA